TTACTCTAAACGAACCACACCTACTACCAAGGCAACAGCATATATTTGAGACTTGTGCAACTCAAAAGGTTCGTATTTTGGGTTCTCGGAAACCAATGTAATATGTTCATCATCCGAGCTTTTACAAACACGCTTGATTAACGCACCTTGCTCTGTATCAAGTACATATACTTTGTTCCATTGAAAGAAAATATCTTGCAGGGATAATTTTTTACACGCTACCACATCGCCACTATTATATTTGGGATACATAGACGAGCCTTTTACAGGAATAAGATAATCTGCACCTTTGAACATTGGTATTACATAACGCTCACAATCAAGTTCTAATACGGATATTTCCCCACTGCCCACCCCTGCCATAGCGTCTAACGGAATAAGCGGAATACCCTCATTAAGACTCTCTGTATAGGTAGCAACAGGTAAGTTTTGCTCACTTTTGAGCATTGGTTCTTTACCAATTAATAGCCATTCGGGATTTAATTCGGGACATTTTGTATATAAAAGCTCCACGTCATAAGTATTCCTTGACTTCCATTTTGATAAATTTTGAGGTGGAATTTCTAAAAAACGAGCAAAATCTGCATCAGATTTAAATTTTTTATACTCTATTATCTTATTTAAAATCAATGTTTTATCCATAACGATAAAAATTTTATGTAAAAAATGTACTCAAAAATTTGTATTAATGTACAAAATGTACTTATCTTTGCCACATCAAAACATTGTAACAAATGACAAAAGTAATGGATTTTAATGAGATTGTTCGCATTTGCGAACAAAAAAAGCAAACGGGCGATATTCAAACGCTTTCGAGAATGTTCCGAGTAACTACGGACGCTATAAGAATGAGAATGTCAAGAAAGGACGAGAAAACTTACGAGGCTCTTTATCAAATTGTAGAGCAACGAGAAAATTTAATACAAAAATATCAAAATCAATAGATTATGACAAGTTTAATAAACACCATCGAACAAACAATGTCAAGCCGTGAGATTGCTCGGCTAACAGGAAAGAAACATCAGCACGTTATGCGTGATATTCGTGAAATTGCATCGCAATTAACTGAAAATCACCGACTGTCCAAATTTGGACAGTCCGATTACACTTTCAAACAGCAAAGTTACATTAACCAACAAGGAAAGGAGATGCCCGAGTACCAACTCAACCAAAAAGAGGTGTTACTCTTGGTTTCGGGTTATAATGTGGTGCTACGTGCGGCGGTTATCAATCGCTGGATTGAGTTAGAGAAGCAACAAGGTGTTATCAAAATGCCCCGCAGTCTCAACGTTTATGGCAAAGAAGCCTTGCCGTATGTGGAGTGGTTGCTCATCAACGGGTACAGCGTAACGAGTGGGCAATATCACCGCCGTATCAAAAAGCACCCCGAGCAGTTCTACAAAACCGCTGAGGGTAAATGGTACATCAACCGAGAGTTTGCCGAGCAACTGCTCAAAGTTAGAGACGGCTACAAGGCACTGAGCCAAGTGCAGGGACTTCCGCAAATAAAACAAGTAACCATTTTTGACGTGATTAATTAACAATTTATACAATGAAAACAAAAACCATTTACCATTTAGACGTAGATTGCAATTTAGTGAAAGTAGAAAAAAGAACCACGCTTTGGGGCGTGGTGGTAAAGAGAGTTATTTGGCTTGTAACTCCTGTTGTAAATAAGTCAGATTTTGTTGGATTTCCGCTTGTGCGTTTTGCAACTTGTCGGTAGCAACTACCCGAAAAACCAGTGAGTAACCAGCAACAAAAAACCAACAACGAATGAAAGCATACAAGCCCACTCGCAAAAAGACAGCAAGTTATCGTACTTTGAAAAAACTGCTAAACGCCTATCATAAACGGAATTTAGGAAAGATACTTTTATTAGTTCCTGCCAATCCTTGTCCATCCTGCGAAGCTGACTTAATGAAGTTTTTAGAAGAGATAAACCAAAAAGGATACACAATAGGAATGATAGAAACGCAATATCCACCAAAAGGTTGTTGTGGTGCTTTTCGCCGGACAAGGCAATTAGTATGGCAAGAATTGCGCAGGAAACGGAAACAAGATTTTTTGCTATATCTAAGCGTAAATTTTCGATGCGTATTTTGGTTTCTTTGAGTTGGTCAATGGCATCATCTATATTCATAAAACTAAATTTTTGATTAGACACCACAAATTTAGTGAAAATCCTGAAAAGCATACACCCCGAGGCAGGTACGAGGCAGGAACAAGACAAAGAAGGAAGAATAATAAGCCGTTATTTAAGTACGCTGACGGTGGCGACCGTGACGGTTCGGAAAGACGAGCTTTTTTAAAAATGTTTTAATAATCATTTAAAAAGTCCCTCCTTGGGAGGGATTTAGGGAGGAAAAAATGTACGCCTATCAAAATAACATATTATCCATACCGGCACGCCTACTGTACGAGGATTGGGGCTTGATGAGTTACAAAACATACAACGTATATTGTACTCGTGGCAAACTTATCCGAACCAAAGAAGGGCGTGGTCAAGGCAATGAAGCGTGGGTATCGTTCCACGAGTTGCCCGTGGTTAAAGGCGTGGATATTAAAGGATTTTGTATCAAAATGTTAGGTAAACCCGAAGATGCTAATATCGTGCAGAATGATTTAGAACCGCTATTAGTGCCTGACCTTGAAGCCATCAACTTCTTTGCAGGACACCGCAAACCCAACGGCAAACCGCTGACCATTGACCAACAACGTGAAAAAGCCACGTCGGCAATGATTTTAAATGCCATTGAAACGCTACTTAAAGGGCGCGGAAAAAGCCCTCATTACAAAGGAAAAAAAGTGCAGGTTTGGGAAAACATCAGCAAGGCGGTGAACGCCCTAAACCCCGAGCGTTGGCGGTTTGACTTGCCGAACAACCCCCGCGTGTTACAACGCAAATTCAATCAGTACAAAAAAGAGGGCTATTTTGCTTTTATCCACAGGGGCGAGGGCTCGGTAAATGCCAAAATCGTAACGCCCGTTATGGAAAGGCTTTTTATTTCGATTTGCTGTTTGCCTAATAAACCTTATATCAGTTCGGTATATACCATTTATCAGCAGTTTTTGCACGGACAGAAGGAGATTTTTGACCGAAGTACAGGCGAACTCTTTAACGTGGAAACTGATTTTTGCGATGCGTTCGGCAATCTGATTGAAGTTTCGGAAAGCACGGTTAAAAATTGGCTGAACAAACCCGAAAATCAGTTAGTTATCAAAAAAGCCCGTAACGGCGATTATGATTTCAGCCACAAGGAACGTCCGCATGTGAACCGCCACGCTCCGCTTTACTCAATGAGTAAAATATCATTGGACGACCGCGATATTTTGCATACCAAAATGCCCGACGGCTCAAAGGTGATGGCGTATTACGCTTACGATGTGATGAGTACGGCATTGATTGGGATTGCCCACAGCAAAAAGAAAAACACGGAGTTGTTTTTGGATTGCTTCCGCAATATGTTTCAATTTACTACAAGTTACGGACTTGGTACACCGATGCAAATTGAGGTGGAACGCCACCTAACGGGTGAATTTGTCGAAGGACTTTTAAAGGCAGATAACGTGTTTCCGTTCGTACGGTTCTGTAACCCGACCAACTCGCAGGAAAAATACGCTGAAACAGGTATCCGACTAAAAAAATACGGGGTGGAAAAAAACAACCACCAAATAGTGGGACGCCATTACGCACGATTAGACGCCAACCGCGTAACCCAACAAAAGATTTTTGACGAATATAACGATAATTATAAAGAAGCAAAAGCCTCGTATGAGCAAATCGTAGCGATGGACTTGCAGGAGCAAATCGAATACAACAACGAGTTGCACCCCGACCAAGAGCGTTTTAAAGACAAAACCCGTTTGCAGGTGTTTTTGGAAAACGTAAATCCGAACCTGCCGAAGCTCAACAAGGCACTTTTGGCACAATACATCGGATTTTCAACGCACACAACCATTCGCCGAAATCAGTACGTTACGGTGCAATATCAAAAGTACCAACTACCGAATCCGCAGATTATTTCACTATTGGAAAACTACGAAGTACAAGCGTTTTACTTCCCGTCAGGCGAAGGCATCAGCGAAGTGTATTTGTACCAAAACAACCAATTTTTGTGCGAGTGCAAACAGCTAAAAACGTTCAACCGAGCCAATGCCGAATGGACGGAAACCGACAAAGCCATTTATCAGGAGCAAATGAGCTACATCAAAGGCTTTGACCAATTTACGAAAGAAAAAACCGCCGAAAAACTATCGAAAATCGGCATTATTGAGGCACAACCTCAAATTGAAGTGGAATACAACACGGTGGATTATCAAGAGAATGAAACGCCTGTATATCAATATGAAAGTAACGAAAATACAAGAAGTTCAAACATAAACAAAGCTATTTTAGACCTATGATAACTAACGAATTAAAAGAAAAAATTGTTTTGGCAGTAGCCGAAAACCGCAAAAATTACACCAACGACAGAAAACACGCTACGGCGTTGGGCATTGACAAGGCTCAATATTCCCAAGTGTTTATCAAGGGTAAATTAGATAAGGTTTTAAGCGACGCCAATTGGATAAGCATTGCCCGTAAGTTGCAGGTACAACTCAAAGAACAAGCCCCTTGGGTAACGGTGGAAACGGAAACCTTTCAGTACATCACGGGTCAGCTTTCTGCTTGTCAGCAAAGAAGCATTTCGGCGATATTTTGTGATATTGCAGGTATCGGCAAAACCCACACCGCACGGGTGTATGTCAGCAAAAACAAAAACGCCGTGTATGTGGACTGCTCACAAGTGAAAACCAAGCAAAAGCTAATCCGCAAAATTGCACAGGAGTTCGGCGTAAACCATACGGGGCGTTATGCCGATGTGTACGAGGATTTGATTTTCTACATCAAGCAGTTAGAAAATCCGTTAGTGATTTTGGACGAAGCGGGTGATTTGGACTACCCTGCATTTTTGGAACTGAAAAGCATTTGGAATGCCTGTGAATATGTTTGCGGTTGGTATATGATGGGTGCCGATGGTTTGGAGGAGAAAATCAATCGAAACAAAAATATCAAAAAGGTAGGTTATACGGAGATTTTTGACCGCTACGGCAACAAATACAACCGCGTAAGTCCGCAGGCGGACAATGGGGCGATAAAAGCCTTTCACTTAGACCAAATCGCGAAGGTAAGCAAGGCAAATGGGGCGGATATTTCACCCGAAAAAATGTTCGCCAAAACGATGGGAAGCCTGCGGAAAGTACGTACTGAAATTGAGAAAATGCGAATTATACAAACAATGAATTAACACAATGGCAGATAATAACAACATTCCGAGAGCCTATACGTATGAGGATTTAAAGCGAAAAAAATATAAAACCTTACCGCTTTCTGACCAATGGACAAACCATTTGGGGAATGTGGAACGGGCGGGTAGTATTTTGATTTATGGCGAATCAGGACACGGAAAAACTACGTACGCCCTGCAACTGATGAAAGAATTATGCCAGCACGAAAAAGTGTTATACAACTCGTTGGAGGAATGCGGAAGCCTTTCGTTGGTTAAGAATTTGGAAATGAACGGACTAAAACCCTACAAAAACAAGTACATCATTCAGAAAGAGCCGATTGACAAGCTGATACTTCGGCTTTCTCGCCCGCAACAGCCTAAAATTGTGTTTATAGACAGCATACAAGAATGCTTTGACGGCAAAAAAGCCAACCTATACAACAAAATGGTAGAAATGTTTCCCACAACTTTATTCATAGGCGTTTCGCAGGTGGACGGCAAGGGTAAGCCCAAAGGGGCGGTGGCTAATAAATTCTATTGGCTCAGTCAAAATCGAATTGTAGTTCAAGACTTTGTCGCTTCCATTGAGAAAACCCGCACAGGAGCCAACGAAGTAGATCCTTACATCATTTCCAAAGAGAAAGCCGCCGAACGAGAATTTAAACTAACAAACCAATAACTATGCAACGTACACAACAAATCATAAACATTTTACAGACCGACTACATCGGTTATAGTAGCCTACGGCACGCCTATTTTATGCATTGGTGCCGAGAGCAATGTGAACGCCATTATCTGCCTTTAAAAACGTTGGCGATGCACGACAGCGTAGTGCAGTGGTACGAGACCGAATGGCATCACGTTATAGAACAACAAGTGTTTCAAGGTATTGAGGATTTAATTCCGCTGATGAGTCCAGACGACTTATTGGGGTTCATAGACATTCAGGCACGGCAAATACACAAAAATTACCCTGCCGTCCTTTTTCAAATGCTACGCAAAGAATTTAATAACAACGTAAAAACCAAAGCTATATGACAACAAAATACGTTAATAAAGACTGGCTCGAAGGCAAAGTAAATGAAATCAACCACGAACTAATCAATTTTCACCACCAAACCGCCGAACGCCAACGGTTGGAATCTGCCCGAAATTACTACGTGAGTAAGCTCATTGATATGGACGAGTATAAATTGAAATTCATTGAAATTGAAAACTATGAGCACAACGAATGAGTATATCAGGTATTTGGAGGTATTGGTGCTGGATAACTTCGTACGAGTGCTGAGTACTGGCGAACGAATTATGGTCAATCAATATCGAGCGGGTAGAACCGACCAAGTTCCTGAAAAAGCCCAACGCCTACGACAATGGCTCGACACTCACTCGTGGGATATTCCTACCCTGTATTATTCCAGTGAGGACGGCGAATTGAAGTATAGGGAAAAAGGCATTGAAAAGCAACTTAAAGAAAATGAATTGTATAACAAAAAAATTATATAAAAATTAACAATTATGAGCAACATAGATTTATCGCAACTATCGGCACAAGAGTTACAAGCCGAATTGCAAAAACGACAAGACGCACAGGCGGAAAACCGCCAAGCCTACAAGGACTTGGTAAACAATAATTTGAAAAATATTATTGACGTTTTGAAAGAGTTTTCCAGCGAAGTGAGTAGAACTAAATTATTTGTTTTTCAGTCGCTTAAAGTGTTTTTAGACCTCAAAAACGAAGTGTACGAACTAAAAGGCGAACAGCAGAGCCACACTTTTTCCGATGACCATGGAAATACCATTACCTACGGCTTCCGCACGGTGGATGGTTGGGATGACACAGTAAATGCAGGCGTAGAGAAAGTACGAGACTTTATCAGTTCACTTGCCAAGGACGACAATTCCGCCAAGTTGGTAGATGTAATCAACCGACTGCTTCGCAAGGACGCCAAAGGCAATCTCAAAGCCTCACGGGTGCTGGAACTAACCAAAATAGCCGAAGAATTTAACTCGCCCGAGTTTACCGATGCTGTGAAAATCATAGCACAGGCGTACAAACCGCAAAAGTCGGCGTTTTTTGTAGATGCGAGTTATACCGACCCGCAGGGCAAAAAAGTGAACATTCCGCTCAATATTTCGGCGGTGGATTTCCCCGAAGGCACCAACATAGCGGATTTGTTCCCCGTTCACGAGAAATATGATAACATTTAAAACGATTTAGAAATGGAAAAGGAAAAGGAAAACAAAGTAAAACTGCTTATCAGTGCCGAAGGCGAATTGAACAACGCAAAGGATTTCAAAGTTCATCTTGTAGCAGAAGGAGGAATGTTTGAAATATCGTGCGTACTCGCGGGGCTTCTACAAAGAGAAGATTGGCTTAAAAAGGTTGTAGAACAAGCCTTAGAGATGGCATATGAACAGTAGATAATACATTACTTTCCGCACAGGCAGGCATCGGGGTTCGAGCCCCCGAGCGGAGCGAATTTTAAAACGATTTAAAAATGAAACCGACACATTATTACTGCGACTTTCAGTCTGGAACACAGACAAAAAACAAACTGCAAAACGAGTTTTACGATTTCCTAAAAGGTTTTGACCACCGAATTTATAGAGCGGAAGACATTCCTAAGTTACAAGAAGTCGTACAAAATAAAGTGAAAGAATTGAACGCTAAACATCCAAGATGCAAGCCTCTGAACGCTTCACTTGACAATAGCTATCTGTACAACAACGATTACAGCGTGTGGACAGATTTTGCGATACTTAAATTTAAGGCAGGAAATATACACGAGGTTTAAAATGATAACCACAGACCAAATCAGAATAATTCAAACGCTGTTAAATAAACGTTTTAGTGAACGCCAAGAACGGCTGGAGTTTCTCTCCGATTTCTTTGGAATGCAAATTAAATCTACCAAAGATTTGAGCGAAAAACAAGCCTTTATTTTGATAAGACATTTAAAAAGTCCCTCTCCTTCGGGGAGGGATTTAGGGTGGGGATTTTATGCTCGATTTGACACTCAAAACCCGCAACACCGAGCCTTACTTGCCCGTTGCCACGAGTTAGGTTGGGTGCAAGACGACAAGCCTCATTTGGTGGATTTAAACCGCTTGGGTGGGTGGCTCATCTCAAAACGTTCGCCTGTAAAAAAGGCGCTTCAAGATATGAGTCATAAAGAAGTCAGCAAAGTGATTTATGCGATAGAAAATATGATAAAATCAAAATATAAGTAATTAACAACGAACAATTAACAAATGATACTACCTTTCAAAACCAAAATTAACGGAAAACCTACCTATTTTGTAGAGAAGATTTGGGCAGGACTTGAAAATCATTGTAAAGTTTCGGGGAAATACGAGTTTGAGGACAATTGGTCATTTGCTCCGAAAATCCACACCATACGAGAAGATAAACACAACCGTTGGCAAGTGGGCAAAATGATAGACTTCTACATCAACAATCGCACAAAAAAAGCCTTCTGTTTCGCCCCGAGAGTGCCTGTAACGAATATTCAAACCATCAAATTGGATTACGCACCTTCATTCGTATATCTGTATATTGATGATGAATGTTTGGAGGCAGCAAGGATAGATGATGGAGGGATTGAGTACTTATTCAGGAGCTTATCCACAGAAGGCGATTGCCCCATAATGCACAGCTTGGCAATCAATGACGGCTTTGGCTCCATCACTGAATTTTTAAATTATTTTTATCCCTACGAAAGGGACGGAACTACTTGCTTTGAGGGCAAAATCATTCATTGGACAAATCTAAAATATTAGCTATGACTCAAACCGAAATCAATGAAATTATGGTGGAGTATGAAGTGGTTTGTCCGCACGCCGACCACGAACTGCGAGTATTGGAGGCGTATTGCACCTGCGAACTGATTGCTCTTTACTGCAAAAAATGTGGGGAGCAACTCACAGAACCTTATTGGGATTGTTGAATTTAAAACTAATCGTATTATGATGATAATGACACGAAGTGCCTATGAGTTTTGGAGCGGAAAAAAAGCCCCTCCTGAGGTACATTCTTTTGAAAAAAATAATTTAGGACAATGGACAACCACCACGTGGAAAGATGTATTTAAAGAACGTAAAGAAAAGCAAGATAAAAGCCTATCCTTTAAACGTGATTTTTACGAAAAAACAATACCCTGTTATGTTTGGGTTTTTCATAATCAAAATCAGTTTCTTTTTGGAGGTTGGTACATTTATATTGTAACTAAAAACAAGGAGTTCGCATTGAATTTCAGACCTCAATCGAATTATAAGGATATTCTTTTAGATATTATGAAGTTATTTCCTTGTGGCGTACTTCCGATGCACGAAAATTTCGAGCTGTGGTGTGAGGCATTTTGTAGGCAGTTTCCTAAAAAATCAAAGAAACGCCCAACCGAAGGAGCTAAAATCTGTTACGCTGAATTAGATAAATATAATCGCCTTAAAAAAGTTATTACAAAATGAAAATCAGTATTAAAATCAGCAAATCGCAAGCAGAAGTTTTGGCAATATATTCCAGTGTAGGGGGCGTCACTGCCTTTGGCAGAAGGCAACGTGTATTACTTTCGTTAATGCGTGAAATTGCTGAAAAAATAAGGCGGTTTTATCACGGTTTTCGCTCGAATGTGAAATCAAAAAAAATAACGTTTAAATGGTACGAAGCCGATACTTTGGAATTATTCTTAAACGAAAGAATGCCGTATATTTCAGATGAATATGATAAGACTACTCTGCTTTATATCATTGGAGAAATCAACCAACAATTAGCATAATGGAACAACTAACCACCTACCGCGTAACGGGCAAACAAACGGCGATTTCATTTATTTTTAAATACAATTTAAACGGCGATTTAAAAGTATTTGAAATTGTGGGCGAGCCACTCAATGAAGCTCAGAAAGGTTGGCTTTTCGGGGCGTACCGCTTTCCCATTGATGAAGAAAAAATTGTTTTGTGGACAAAAATGCCCGAGTTTATCGCCAAATTTAAAGTAGAAAAAATCCCCGCAGATTTGAGCTTCGACCGACTATGGGAAGCTTACAATTATAAAATGGGCAAAAAGGATGCCCAGAAAATGTTTAACAAACTCAAAGAGGCGGAAGTAATCAAAGTGTTTTTATCGCTCAAAGGTTACGAGGCACATCTAAAACGCACCGGACAAGCCAAAGCCTATTTGGCAACATATATTAACAAGGAATATTATAACAACGAATATCAATTATGACGAAGTTACACTATTTACTGAATACTTTATTTTACCTTTTGGGTTGGTATTTGATAATTGCTATCATAACAGGAGTATATGATCCAACCTGCTGGCGAACGTTTAATCAGATTATTTTTCAAAGCATTATATTATATCAGATGATTAAAATATCTGGATTAGAAAGTGATAAAAGCAACTAAAAATTTCCCCAACCTGACTTTCAAAAGGTCAGGTTATTTTTTTTACTTTTGCTGAAAAAATGAATTATGGGACTTTTTGATTTTTTGAAACCAAAGAAAAAAGTTATACATTCAGAAACAATAAATGTTTTTGGGAATGAACTTGTTATACGACAGTATGAGGACAAAACAGTTAAAATGGAGTATAATGTAGATGAAGAGCAGCAGAAAAAAAAGTATTTAGAGGCTTTGGAGCGACAAAAACAAACTATTCACCAAAACCAAAAAAGTGAGCATTTTAGGGCTTTAAAAGAACTATATTACACATATAAATCTGCTATTTACAATCCCTTAACAGAAATAGAAAAGATAGTTATAGACTTTGAAAAACAGATTCAAAATAAGCATCACCCATTTGATACCGATATTTTCATAGAGGAATTACCCAAAATGGATGACGATATAAAACATACTACTTTGTATGCCTTTATAAAGCAACATCCAAATGCCTTTTTTGGTAATTTTCAAGATAACAAGGCTTTTTTCGTACTGATTCTTACCGATGAAAATCTGCATCGTTTTTTTGATGAGTTGAATAAATTAAAAACGGAAAGAGGAAAACGAGGACGAAAGGAAAAAAAGATAGTGGAGTTAGAGTTCGTAAAGAACTATGTAGAAACGCTAAAATCGGGGGATAAACTTTCAATAGAAATTGATAAACGGATACAAATGTTAATGAAATAGAAACACACAAACGCCAACTTGTAAAATTAGTTGGCGTTTTTTACTTTTGCGAAAAAGTTCTTTTCCGCTATGACACGAACCGAGCGTACACAGTTATTTTATGCCAAAATTCGCAAAGAATACGAGCGTTTGAACGCTATTTGCGAAAATGGGCGTGCCAAATACACCCAGAGCTACATTATTGGAAAAATCGCCCAAAAATACCTACGCTCGGAACGTACCATTGAAAACATTATCTATCACCGCGTTGGGTAATTATGCAATGAAAAAATCCGTGTTTTCGTTGCTTACTTTTACCTTCACATCTGTAGGTTCATAGTATTTCATTGCGCTGGTATCTTGTAACTTACATTCAAATGTAACCTGATACAGATTACCTGCTGTGCCGGTATCTACCGGAGTAAAGCCTAAACGCCTCATTGAGCTGTAATTTTTGCCTATACTGCCGTGAAAAATACCGAACAAGGCGTCTAACGATTTGGTAAATTCCAACGCCCCTGATTGGTTATACGCTCCCACAAAAGTATCTAAAAAAGTTTCGTAAAACAGATAAAAATCTACCTGTAAATCTACAATTTGCATCAGTTCGCCCGCGTCTTGCGTTTGATTGCTACGCAAGGCAATAAATACCGCAGGGGTTGAAAACGGATGCTCATCGGCTAAAAAGCCCACTTGGTTGTGCCACAAATCTACCCACTTGATTTCGGGCATTTTCTCGCTGATACGCTCGGCGAGTTCTACGTATAAATCTTGCCAGTTTTCCATTATTTAAAATCTAAATTACGTTCTGCTGTTTTAATTTCATTGATGATAATACTTGTCAGTTTTTCAGCCAAAAAGTTACTATTGCCGATAAATTGCCTTTTACCAATAGATATGGTAAACTGCTCTTTTTTGGTCAGTGCCAAATTTTTAAAATATTCATTACCTGTTTTTTTGTACATCGCCCAAAAATATTTTCGCATTTTTTCGGTAACCTTGACGGTGATAGTGCCGCCCTCGTTGTGAATGGCGGCGTAATTAAGCCCTTCGCCTGCCGAAATAATTGTTTTTTTCCAATCGGATTGTGCTATACGAATACTATTTTTTAGTGCTAATGACTGATTTAACAGTTTATGAGGTAACACGATTTCGCTTTTTCGTTTAACCCAAGGAATAAACGAAGTATCGGTGAAACCTTGCTTTACAAAGGACTGCACAAAGAAAGCCCGAGCCTCTTCGCCAATGCGTTGGGGCATATTTTGGAGTGCTTCACGGGCTAACTTTCTGAAATCGGGTACTTGTACTTCTGCCATTATAGAAATATGGTAAAAAGGTTTTGCAATTCATTTTCAACGGCTAAGCCATCGTAATAATGCCCTATACGAATAGGTAAATGACGTTGTACGTTATTACTATAACAGAATAAGCGGTAGCCGTTTTTTTCTTCATAAATACCCAATTCAATGTGATGTGATTTGTTTTGAATTTCAAGTCTATAAAACGGCAAATTATCTGTTTTTTCTTTGCAAGTAAAACCTCTTTGCCGAAACCCTTTGATGTAAGGTGCGAGGGTTTTTATCAGTTTTTGGGCGAAGCCTTTGGCATCGGAAAATTGCTGTTGTGCTTTGGCTTTTTCCATTTCCGATTGCGAATTATGCCCCTGCATACGGGCGTCTAACTGCGAAAAAAAGTCTTTTTTATTCATATTTAAATCGTTTTTATTTGTTGTTTAAAAAGTTTTTGTAATTTTGCAGTGTGTAACGAGCAATTGTTACACCGCGAAGCGGACAGTTCCAATTCGCTCCCAGAATAAGCCCTAATAGTAATATTGGGGCTTATTCCGTTTATAACTTCTTGAAAAGAATAAACACACTATCAAAGTCATTCATTAGTTGCTCTTTGGTAAAGTAAATCGCCTTGCTACCATTAACAAAAAAAATTTCTTTTAACCATTTTTTGTCGTTAAAGCTAATTATCTTACCTTTTAAATATCTAAGTATTTCACCTGCTTCCCAGCCTTTAAAGTTGGTAATATCATATACAATACTGCTATTTCCTTGTTTTTTTGCATTCCCCAAGTTACTTTTTATACTTGTGTAAGAACTAACCTCTTTTCTATCGGCAAGTTTATTATTAATTTCATATTCAGGATTTTTGTGTTTGTGTAAATCCAAATGCGGACGAATATTCACGCCCACCCCCAACTCATCGGCAATTACAACGGCAGTTTGTACGTTTTTTTGTAAGTCGCTTTCGTCAGCAAAAGGGCTTACTTTTATTTCCGCACCGTTTTTGGCTTCGTAAATTTTAGTATAAGGCGTGGCGAGTTTGCTATATTCAAAGGCTTTTTTGGTTTCACTGCCCCATTCTTTTGACAGGGCAAAATACGGGTGTGGTTTGCCTTTGTTTGCATCCGTTTCCTTAAAAACTTCGCCCGAAATCCCCACATTGCCCCGAAATTCTTTCGGAAATTCTTTATCCGTAAGCACGGGCAATTCGCCTTCCGTTGGTGGTTCTGCCGTCTGTACCACATAACAGCGACAACGCCAACCGTTGGGCGGGTAGTGCGTTTTCCAAAAGTCACTATCTATTGGGGCAATAATTCCTTGTAAGGCTTGATGTGCCTCGCGTACTTTATTGTCCTTTTGGGTTTGGTACTTTAAATTCGGATACAACGCTTTGTTTTCTTGGTACGCTTGCCAATTGGCAGCGTGATACCCTGCTTGTTTGGCGGTTTGCCACTCGGCTTGCAAATAGTTTTTGTTGTACTTGGGATTGAGTTTCAGTACTTCATTTTTAAAGGCATTCCAATTTTTGCCCTTGTCAGAGGTTAAAATTTGGTTGATATGCTCTAACACCGCGTAATTCTTTGCTCCGCTGAATTTAAACAAATTGCGTTGCATTTGTAAGGCTTCAATAGGTATTTTGCCTGTGGCTTTATTTACTTTGAAATTATCCGCTTTGAAGCCGTCAGACAACGCCCCGTTAAGTTCCTGATACGTTTTTAAGATGTAGGCATCGGAGAGCTCGCCTTTTTTGAGTTTACCCTCCCAACGGTCTTTGGCGATTTGCTCCATTACATTGAGCCAACCTTCTAAATCAATGGCCTCGGGGAAATGAACCGTGCAACCGCAGTTTATATTTTCATACAGAAAATCCGCCCTGTTAAGGGCTAATTTGAGTTGCCATCGGGCGTTGGCTTCATTTCCCCGACTTACTTTTTTTCGGGAAAAACAGGTGCTTGATTGTTTTTTACACCCAAAATTTTTACGCCCGTGATGTTTTCCACCTGTTCGGGGTCGAGTTCAAAATGATAGCCTAAGGTTTGTACCGATTGTAAAAATTTCTCGGTTGTCATTGGCTCGTCATCGTCCCATTCAAAACGCAATCCGCTGAGTTTGGAATATACGGGTGACAATTTTACCAACAACGGAAATAACTTTTTGTTAATGATGTGTTTCACTAACAATTTATCGCTTTGAAATCGGTAACTTGCCAGTTCAAATTGCACTTCCACCGAGCCTACAAAGCCTTTTTCGTCCGTTAGCCCCGTACCGCCTAAAAAACGCTTGGAAATTTCATTGTCGGCACGTTTTATTAGCCCGTCAAAAACGTCATTACTGCCGTGCGTGGTGATGTTTGGTACTTCAAATTTTTCCTGCCCACGTCCGACCATAAAGGCGTTGCGTCTGAAATGGGTTGCCATTTCAAAAAGCTCCATCAATCGGGTGTCGTCTTCTCGGTCGGTGGTAATAAACAAAGGCGGTACGCCGTATTTTTCAATAAAATCCAACCACGACCCCAAGCCTAATTTTTTCGCAAGCACGATGGGAGCGACCAAGGCGTACAGCCCCAAATCGTTGTAATCCTTACCGATTTGAATGTAATAATTGGCTAAATTACCTTCTTTGTAAGGCGTTCCGGTGGTATCGCCTGCCTCTTTTAAAATGATGCCTTTCACGGGATTAAAATACGCCTGCCCAATTTCGGTAACTTCGGAAAGTTCGCCATTTTCGTCCAAATGAAAAAGTTCTACCAAAGTAGTTCCTTGAAATTTGCTCATCAGTACGTATTTGATAAAATCTTGAAACCAAACGCCCTCAAAAAGTGCCTTTAACTCGTCGACGCGTTCGCCCTTTTGGTTGACGATTTTAAAGGGCGACTGCTGGGTTTTGGCAATACGAGTTTCAATGGTTGAGCCCAAATGGTTGTCTTGCTCCAAGCTGTCATACAAGGCACGAAGTTTGGCTTTTTCGGGGTTTTCGGGATTGGTAGCGAGCATCACGCCCATTTTCCAATCTTTAAGGGTTTCCACCCGTAATATTTTCGCTTGATGGTTGATAATATCAGAGGGTGCGGACGTGCCTCGCCCTTTGGCGATTGCCAATACCAAATCCGTATAAGGTACTTTGTTAATGAAGTAATTGCCGATGCTTCGGTAGATGTTTTTTATTGGGTTTTTCATATGTAAAAGTCGTTATTTGTCAAGTTTCCGTATAAAAATCGGGACTGCCCCGTGCCGTTCTGTGGTTCGGGTTTGGGTAAATCTTCCAAAATGATGATGCCTTTTGCAAGTTTGTCCAATTCCTTTTCTGCCCATTCCTTTTGTTTTTCGAGGTTGCTATGCTGATTGTACTTGCGATAGGGGTTTCGTGAACATACATCAGATAAAACCAAAAATGTCAGTATTCTCCCCAACACGGGGTTGTAAACAGGCTTGGTTTCATCAAAAATTGTATCTACGTTATAAAAACGTTTTAAAAGACTTTTAAAAATGGCGATATGCTCGGCTTCGCTTTGGTCAAGTGCCACCTCAAAATCTTTACTGCTTTCGTCAATCGCACGTTCGTACGCCTTGGCGATTAGGTTGTCTTTTTTTAGGTATATCATTTTTTTAGTAATTAGTGGTTAGTGATTAGCAATCAGTATATTATTTGCCTGTGGTGCTACTACTGCCCGTCGTGCTATGACTGCCTGCGGGTGCTACCCGCTACCAGCGGTGTGTACCTAACATTTTGCCCATTAGTGCTTTGAAAGAGCGGTTAGGCATATAGGCTTCAAGGTCGGTAGTGCAGATTTGATGGGCATCGGGAAAGTCATCATTTACTTTGTAATTGGGTTCAATTCCCTTCAATTGTCCGAGCCCTGTTTGCATATCCACCGAGCCTTTTAGCCTTTGATTGTAAAAAATACGACCGTTTTGGTAGTACGGTTGCATACTCATTATGCGGTCTATTTTTTTTGCTCTGTCGAGCGTTCTTTTTATGATGCTTAAATACACGCCTTTTTCGGCTTGAACTTCCTGCAATACGCGTTGTACTTCGTCGTTCCAAAATTGGCTTTCATACTGCCAATGCACTACTACATTGGCGGGTAGCGTTTTTTGAAAGTCGCACATCCATTCCACGGCGGCACGCATTTTGGTCTGTCTGCAAAAGCAATCTACTACGTAAAAATGTTTGTCTTTTAAGCCCTGCACCACTACGGCGTTGTAATCGCTTCGGGAATTACCCGCATAGGCAATATCCCAATGCCCGATGATGTACTCCATAGTGTGCAGGGCGGGCAGTTCCACCCACTGAAATTGCTCATCTTTAAATACAACCCCTTCAATGTGTGGGGAGTTGTTGTATTCGGCATTGGCGGCAAGTTCCCCGATACCATTATCGCCATAAACCAACTCGTAGAAATAGGTATCATCATACTTTCCGCTCCACGTAGGGGCAAAAGTTACAGGGTCGAAAGCGTTTACTTGATGCACCTTCCATTTGGGGTGCTTTTCCTGCAAAATGGTTTGTATCATCACGGGGGCAAATCGGTTGTTGGCTTGAATGAACCGCTTACGCTTACCGTCCATCGTAGGGATTAAATCCTGCTCAATCCAAGTGGCATATTCGTTTTGGCGACGGGGATTTTTGATGAGTTCCTTGCTCTCCAAATCATCGCCAACAATGTGTGTAGGGCGCAAATTTTTGATACGTAGTCCCCTTACGTTTTGCCCCATACCGAGTGCTTGACCGATAAAACCGCCTTTAGTGATAAAAAAACCATCCTCCCACGTACCAAGCTGTTTTTGTTCCCCAAAATCTCCAATAATGCGGGGGTTGGCTTCAAATTCTGCCTTTAAATCCTCCAATAGTTGAACAGCTCGGTCAAAGCTGTTACCGATGATTACCAAATAGACGGGTTCGCCCCGAAGCCACAGCCAAAAGGGAATAAAAATGTCGTTCCAAACGGATTTGGCTAAGGCTCGCCCCCATTGGCAAAAACCCCTGAAATTAGGGGCTTTTTCCACCAACCACGCCCATTCGATTTGGAAATCGGCACAAGGAGCATCGGCATAATGTGGAAAATACCGCTCCACCATTTTACGCGGATCGTTCTTACAAAGTTCAATCGCCGCCTTACGCTCCTCAGGCGTTTCGTGAGCGTATTTTGCTCCTGCCGATTTGGCAAAGGCAATTTTCTGTAAGTACCTCTCTTTGGCTATTTTGTCGTCTATTTTCATTTTGCACGTGGTTGTCTAAAATATTTGGGTGTCGAGCCTCTCGACCTAAAATTTACGGCTGGCAATTTCATTGAGGTGTTCCTCTTGAAAGTCTAAGGTTTGAATGTACAGGCTTTCGTTTTTGATGCGCAGGGCTTCAAAAACCATTTCCATCACTTCAATGTACATTGATAGTGTTACTTTGGTCTCCTTATTTAGGTTCTCCACACGCTTGTTCCATTTGGCGATGGAATCGTCAATAGAGGCACATTGCTTACGGTAGTTTAAAAGCTCATTTTGCAAATCCTTACGGACTTGCTCATCGGATTCGTCCGCTAAAACGCTTTGTACTTGTTTGATTTCGGCAATGATACGCAGACGTTCATCGGTAAGGGAGTCCACCACCAACTGCGTACGTTCGATGCGTTGCTTACCACTATTGGCTTTGGCGTCGCGTATCTTTTTCCAATCGTTTTCTTTTGCCCAACGCTCTACCGTGCGGGGGTTTACGCCTACCTGTGAGGCGATTTCCTCGTATGATTTGCCTTGCTCTACAAACAAAATTCGAGCTGTTTTTTTCTCTATTTCCTTTGCCATATCCTTTGATTTCTCAGGCAAAATTCCCTCTTATTATAACGAGTAAAAAATTAACGTTCCGATTCGGGCAAAAAATACTGCCTAATTTGGGCAAAAAATACTGCCTGAATTGGAATGCCAATTTTTTTAAGCCTTATAAACTATTGAATTTTGCCTTGTCGAAAATGATAAAAGCAACAATGAAAAAAGGATTAGAAGCCGTTATTAACGCATCGCAAAACACCTTAGAGCTCCGCATTACGGGGCGTATTTATCACGGTTGGTCGGCGAGTGATTTTCGCTATGAAATAGACCAAGCCCTGCGACAAGGTATTAAAAAAGGCGTGTTATACCTCAATACGGAGGGCGGTTCGGTTTTCGAGGCTTCGGAAATCGTCAATCAGCTTCGCCGACTGCAAAGCGTGGAAATCCAAACGGGAGCACTCGTAGCTTCGGCAGGTACATATATAATGAGCCATTTTACTTGTAAGGCATTCGCTACGTCTCAATTTATGATACACAAACCACTGACGTATTTTGAGGGCAACATCGACCAAATGCGTTCGGATATGAAATTGCTTGAAAACTTGACCAATCAGTATAAAAAAGTATATGCCAAGCGTTTTAATCGTACCGAGGACGAGATTGACGAGTTATGGAAACAAGATTATTGGCTTACCGCCGATGAGGCACTTTCGCTGGGGCTTATCAACGAAATTGTGGACGGCGAACCCATAATTACCGAAGATACCATCGCCGCCTTTAAGGCTTGCGGGGGTGAGCCACCCAAAGCATTTAAGGAGAAAGTAGCGCAAATACAGGCTAAAAATCAAAATAGTAATAAATCAGATAACAATACAAAAATGGATAGAAATGTACTTATTGCATCGCTGGGAATGTCCGCCGATGCTACCGATGAGCAAATTCAAGCACGTATAAGTGAGTTGAAGCAACACGAACAAGAAAGCAAAGCCACGACACAGGCACGGGCTGAAAAGTTGGTCAATCAGGCGATTTTTGACAAAAAAATAACTGCCGACAAAAAAGAAGCCTATGTGAAGTTGGCGATTGCCGACTACGACAGCACCCAAACGTTGCTAAGCGAGATGGAAGCCCCTAAAGCCGCATCACAGGGTATTACCCCAAAAGTAAATGCCGAAGCTGACCGAAGCGGCTGGACGATGGAGGACTATTTAGATAGAGACCCCGAAGCATTGGAAACACTTATCGCGGAAAATCCCGAAAAAGTGAAAGAGCTAAACGCCTTGTACGCTAAGAGTAAATAGTGAATAGAAAAACAAGAATTAAAACAAGAGAAAAATGCCAAAGAAATCAGAAAGTTTACCGCTAAAAAATGAATTGGCGGTAGTAGAATTGATAAAGCAGTTCCGCCACGAGCATAGCTGGCTCGGAGCGGTAAAGAGCAAAAACGAGTGGGTGGGCAACGATGTTATTAAAGTTCCCGTACGTGGCGCCGTGCCTAAGGTACTTATTGATAACAAGGTGTACCCTATCAACTCTAAAAAACGTGATGACGGGCGTATAGCCATTTCGTTACACAAATACGAAACGGAAAACACCGATGTAACCACCGATGAGTTGTACGCACTTCCGTATGACAAAGTGAATGACGTGCAAATGCAACATCGTGAAGAATTGGAGGATAAAACGGCAATGCACGCCTTGCATTCCATTGCCCCACAACAAAACACGGCTCAAACCCCCATTATCAGCACCACAGGAGAAGATGACGGAACAGGTAGAAAACGCCTCACCGCTAAGGATTTAATCAGCTTGAAAAACAAGTTGGATAAATTGTTAGTACCAAAAAAAGGGCGTGTGTTGGTGCTTTGCAATGATCACGTTTCGGATTTGCTTTTGGAGGACTTAGCCTTCAAAACGCGTTACCAAAACACCACCACAGGACAAATTGCCGCTAACTATTATGGTTTTGAGGTATATGAGTCCACGTACGCGCCTACCTACAATAGCGGGGAAAAAGAAGCCTTTGACGGGGTAGCACAAGGAAAAGAAGCCTCTATCGTATTCCATAAGAACTATACGGTAAAAGCCGTAGGTTCAGCAGTACGTTATGCGATTGAAAAAGAGAAAAATCCACAATACCGTCAGCATCAAATCGGATTTGAAATGCACTTCGTGTGTGTATCTATCAAAGACGAAGGAACGGCGGCTATTATTAACGGATAGTGTGAATCACACAGGCGATTTATTTGTCGCCTGTGTTTTTAAACAACATTTAAAAAATATTTAAAAAATGGATAAAACATACACCAGAGAGGAATTAGCCGAAAAAGCACACCGCACAATGGCGGGGCAAGGCCTAACAGAAATCTACGCTACCGAAGATGGACAACTGTTTTATGAGCAGAACCGCGCGGAATTACACGCCAACAACGACAAAGACAACGTAATGAAGGTGTTTACATTCGTGGAAAGTAAAAAAAGTAAAACCAAAACCAAAGAGTAATGGGGCAATTAGAAGGATTTAAGTTTAAAAAGTCAGACGGTGGGCTGGGCAGAACCGAAGGCACCAACGACAGTGTGTTTTTATTGGTGGGGGCAATGGCTATTGCCGGAGCCACATTAACCCACGCCAAAGCCGAGACCTTTATTCAGCTGAAAGATGCCGAAGCCTTAGGCATTACCGAAAGTTTTGACGCCAATCAAAATACCTTGGCACATTACCACATTTCGGAAGTGTTTCGATTAGCCCCCAATTGCACGTTGATATTTTTGCCTGTTGCTCCCAACGGAAAGGCACAGGAACACACCACCGAAATCGTGAAAACCATTCGGGCGAACAAACAAATCAAAGGCGTGGCACTCTTTGGCTTTACCAATGATTTGTCCACAGTAGGTGACGATGTGGAGCAGTTGCAAACGCAAATTGTGGAGGCTGTAAAACCTGACGGGATTCTGATTGATTTTGTGCTGTTGGAGGGCAAGGGCAAAGAAAGTTTGCAAGTGAACGCCTTTGCCGATTTGAAAGCCAAAAACGCTCCACAGATGTCGGTTATCATCGCACAGGATAAAGATATAGCCAAAATAAGTGAGCATTACAAGTATCACGCTTCCGTAGGTTCGGCACTCGGAATGTTAGGTGTTCGCAATGTCAGTGAAAACATCGGCTCGGTGGACATTGAGAAAAAACCCGAATTTGCCAAAGGCGGTAATACTTATCCGCTCACGGATGCGGGCAAAAAACGCTTTATCAGTGCCGGAATCTCTACAGGGCAAAGCGTGGAAGAACTCAGTAACGAGCAAATGAAACTGCTCAACTCTCGAGGCTATATTTTAGCAGGGCAATATGCCGATACGGCAGGATTTTATTTTTCCAATTCGCCTACTTGCGTGAGCAAAGCCTCTGATTATTCGTATATTGAGAATAACCGAGTGTGGAACAAAGCGGCTCGTTTGGTGCGTAAGGCACTCACGCCACGCATAAAATCAAAATTGCCGAAAAATCCCGACACGGGCTATTTGAAGGACACCATTGTAACCGCTTTGCAGGAAGTTGCCGGAAAAGCCATTGAAAGGCAGATGCTGGTAACGGGTGAAATTAGCGGGTTTGATGTCTATATCAATCCGAAACAAGTAGTTACGGAAGATAGTCCGCTGAAAGTAAAAATCAGAATCGTACCCGATGATATCCTTCACGCCATTGAAGGGGAAATCGGATTAACCACTAATTTGTAAGAAAAATGGGAAAAACAACCGTTGTAAATCATTTCGGAAAACTGCAAGGCTGGAATAACGTAACCTTTAATTTATTGGGACGTGATGTGGTGGGGATTACGGAAATCAATTATTCCGACACCACCAAGAAAACCAACGTAATGGGAGCGGGTAATATGCCCGTAGGGCGTGCCGAAGAAAACTACGAGGCAAAGGCTTCTATTACGCTTTTGAAAGAGGAATTGGACGCTATCAAAAATGCCCTGCCAAAGGGCAAACGCCTACAAGATATTGAACCCTTTGACCCCGTTGTCGTTTACGAACGAGGCGGAATAATACAAAAGGACGTTATACGCAATGCGGAATTTTTGGGAACGGAAATGGCTATCAAACAAGGCGATGGCTCTATTGCCGTAAAATTGGAATTGATTGTAAGTCATATTGATTGGAATATTTAATCCTCCCCCGTCCCCTCCGAAGGAGGGGCGTTGTAGAACAAGTTGAAAAATAATTTAAAACACGCACACCTCCCTGCGTTTAATAGCCCTCCCCTTGGGGGAGGGTTGGGAGGAGATTATATGAGAAATTACACACAGCAAGATATTGACGTTTTTAAAGCCAAGTACCCACGGGTGGTACGAGAAGTTTCGGTTTATCCTTCGGATGTGGAAAAGGACGAAAACGGCAAGCCTACCGAAGAACCTGTGCATTTTTTGATTAAAAAACCGAATCAAAATTTCATTCGGCTCATTCAATCCAAAGAGTATAGTGGAGATGCCGACAAAATCGCCGATGCGGCAATTAAAAACTGCGTATTGGCAGGTGATATGGAGGCGTTGGAAAATGACGGCTCGGTCTATATGGGGCTGGTGGAGCAACTAATGTCGTTAATTCAAAGCTCGAAGGTTGAGTTAAAAAAAGTATAGAAGCCTCTTTGCTTGACATTGAGGCGTACGACTTTATCGAAGGAATTGACGCACTCATTTTAGCCTACTTTGGTAAGAACCCCAAAGGAATGGAAACGCAAGAATACATCGACCATTTTCGGGCGATAGATTTTAAGATGAAATGTGAAAGCCGACTTGCGTACAATGCTCACAAAAGAGCATTGGTTGAAGTGCTTAACGAGTTTTTTTCACAAACAAGCCAAACAAATCCTGAGTAACGGCACCGATAACGGCGCCCGTTACACTGATAACGGCTAAGGCACACCAAAGCATTAGAAGGATGCCAACAATAATGAAAACACCTAAAAGTATGTAACTGAAAACGTCTAACATAGCTTTGTTTTTTAACAAAAGTAACTCAAAAAAATGAATTATACAACTACTTGGACATTTACCGCTACGGATAACATCACCGAGCCGGTGCGTAGAGCACAAGAACGTGTGGAACAGGCTACGGAAAAGGTACGCAAATTCGGCGATTGCCTTCGTGCGGTACGTGCCATTGACTGGCAGGCGGCAAGTCAGGGGTTGAATAGTTTTTTGGGTATTTTTTCCGATGCCGCACAGGTGGGCGAAGATTACGAACGTGCATTATTGGATGTGTCAGCCATTACAGGTGTAACAGGTGAAGATTTAGACCGTTTGGGAGGGAAAGCCCGAAGCCTTGCCAAAGAGTTCGGCGGGTCGGCAACTGATAATTTGGGAACATTCCAAACCATTTTATCAAGGCTGGGACCGCAAATTGGCAATAGTGAGCGGGCAATGGAAAGTATGGGCAAATACGCCAACACCCTTGCCAAGACAATGGGCGGTGATGTGGTTGGTGCTACCGATGCACTCACTACCTCAATGCTGCAGTTTAAAGTGGACTTGAATGATCCTATTGCGGCAGCTTCCGAAATGGAACGAATGATGAACGTAATGGCGGCGGGGGCGAAAGAAGGAGCGGCAGAAGTGCCACAAATTGCCCAAGCATTAGTACAAGCAGGTGGTGCGGCGAAGCTATCCAACGTATCATTTGAAGAAACCAACGCCGCTTTGCAATCGTTAGCTCAATCGGGTAAATACGGAGCGGAAGCGGGCGTGGGACTTCGTAACGTGCTTATCAAAATGAACGCCCCGTCCGCACTTTCAAAAGAAGCCACGACGATGCTTGCCCAGTACGGAGTAAATATGCAAAAGGTGTCAGACACTACCGTGCCATTTGCCGAGCGTTTGAAAGAATTGCAAAAAATCGGACAAAATACCGATGCTCTTGCCGCCGTTTTTGGTGCGGAAAATATTCAAGCCGCGCAAGGGCTTATCAATACTGCCGATGCACAGGCAGAACTTACCCAGCAAATCACAGGGACAAACGTAGCTGTGGAACAAGCCAATACGGTGATGTCGGGTTGGGGTGAGAAAATGAGCCGTGTTAAGGCGTGGTTTCAAGATTTGCAAATTGCAGGATTTGATGTGTTTAAAGTGTTGGGAGCTGTGGGTAGTGGATTAGGAAGCACCATATCGGTTGTAGGTGATTTGGGTGCGGCATATTCAGGGTTAGCTCCTGTAATGAAGTCATTTGGTAAGTGGATTGCACAGACCACATTGGGACAAAAAACAATGGCACTTTGGACGAAAATCGTTACCGCCGCTCAATGGCTTTGGAACGCTGCCCTTTCAGCAAACCCTATTGGACTTATTATCGTTGCTATCGGTGCATTGGTGGCGGGTATCGTTTGGTTGGCATCAAAAGTAACAGGTTGGGGCGAAGCGTGGAAACATACGTGGGAAGGGGCTAAACTACTCTTTGAGGCGTGGGTTTCCGCTGTCAAAGCCAATTGGAACACACTCATTAACGGGCTGATGATTGGACTTAACAAAATTCAAGAGGGTTGGTACAAATTTAAAAATGCAACAGGATTAGGCGATGAGGAGGAGAATAATAAGATGTTGGCTCAAATTCAAGCTGATACCGAAGCTCGTAAAAAGGCAATCGTTGATGGATATAAAGAAGCGGGCGAAAAAGCTCTACAAGCCAAAGATGAATTTGTCAAAGCTGCCAGTTCACTATCCTGGAAAAAAGACAAAGAAGCACCCGAAGACGAAGAAACTCAGAAAACAGCCTCCACACTTTCGCCCAACGCCGCTATTGGTGGAGCAGAAGAAAGCTGGAAAAACCTAAACAAAAACGGAAAAGGGGGTAAAGGTGACAAGGAAAAAACAATGAACGTGGGCGGTTCGGGCGGTGGCTCAAAAACTGTAAATATTAAAATAGAGCAAAAAAACTATTTCACCATTGACCGAAGTGTGGGCAGTAAAGATGCCGCCGCCAATGGTGTAATTACCAAGCTCAACGACCGAATGCGTGATGCTTTGGTTACCATTTAAAAACGAACATTATGAAGGACATTTTACTAAATGAAAACAACGATTTGGCTATTATTAATGGGGATTTTTCCGTAGGGGAAAGTGAAATGCAAGAGGTTGCCCTCATTTTGCAGTATCAGCAGGGAAGCCTCAAATCCGACCCACTCGTTGGGGCAAATATGACGGAGCTCATTAAAGGTAAATATGACCGTACCGCCATTGAAAAACGGGTAAAAATTCAATTGGAACGAGACGGCAAGAATTATGACGAAATCAAAAAACGATTACATCTAAATGGACAATCGCTATAACATAGGGCAATTATTTCAGGCGGCTTTCGGCACAAACCTACCTGTTTATCTGACGGTACCAACAGGCAAACAACCGCCTACCGAGATAAATTACGGTTCGGTGCAAGTAGTGGAAAAAGCAGAAGCCGTGCGACTTAGCCGATTGGGAACGCCCATTGTTTTTCCTGTGAAATTCGTAGGCGGTTCGTACAAGTTTTACAATTCGCAAAGTCAAATCGTGGAGAAAACGCTGCCCGATTTATGGCTTCCGCCTGCTACGATGGTTGATTTTTCAAGATATAAAAACATCAGTCGCACCGATGTTATTGGCGGCAATGGCACGGTAAAAGAGATTTACGGATTTGATGATTGGAGCATCCGCATTCGTGCCTTGTGCATCAATGATGAGCTTTCGGCACGGGAATATGAAAAACGCATTATTGAATGGTCGGAAACGGTGCAATCCATTTCTGTCGAGGGCGATTTGTTCGGTTGGAAAAACATACACAACCTCGTGATTGAAGGGATAGATATTCGTTCGTTAGAGGGCGTTCCGAATGTGATACCCATAGAGCTGAATTGCATTAGTGATGAACCTTTTGAACTGATTTACAAGCTATGACGTTGGCAATTAATGTAGAGATAACCTTTTATCCGAAAATCGGAAAGCCTTTTCAAGTGCATAAGATTTCAGCGGTTGAAATTGAAAGCAGTTGGAAAATGCTCACCGATACGGCAAGCGTGATTTTGCCCCGTAACGTGGGTGATTTTGACAAGCAAAAGGTACGTGAGCTGTTTTCCGTTGGCGACAAAGCCGTTATCAAAATGGGCTATAATGGACAGTTGGTGAAAGAGTTTGAGGGCTATATCACGCAGGTTTCGGCAGATTTTCCCATTCGTTTGGAGCTTTCCGATGCGATGTGGAAACTGCGACAAATCCCCGTGAATTATGTTTCAGCAAATATGGATGTAAAGCAGTTTTTGACAAAATTTATTACTGATTTTCCAATAGATGCCGATGCAATTTCACTCGGTGCGGTGCGGTTCAGTCAAACCACATTGGGGGCGGTATTAGACGAATGGCAAAAAAACTATTCTATATATAGTTTTATCCGCAACGGAAAATTAACCGTAGCAAAACCTTATTCAGAAGTAAAAAACGAAAGTGATACGTATGTGTTTGATTTGGAGCGAAATTGTACGGATAACAATTTGAAGTATTTATCAAGGGAAGAACGCACGGTTAAGATTATCGGAACATCAAGCTACGGTAAAGGCAAACGCCTAAAAGCCGAATTTGGAGACGAAAACCCCAAGACTACAATAAATATGAGTTGGCGGGTCAGCTCACAAAAAGAGTTGGAAAAGGAAGTAAAACGCCTATATGAACTTTCTAAACGTGAGGGCTTTGAGGGGAGTTTTACCACTTATGGAACACCCAGCATTCAGCACGGCGAAAAAGTGAAAATAACATCCTCACTTTACCCCGACAGGCACGGAACGTATTATGTGGACAGGGTTCGCAAAACTCTTGAAAACGCCCAATATCGGCAGGAAATTGAAATTAACTCCTCCCTCTAATCCCTCCGAAGGAGGGAGGTTGTTTGAATATTAAAAAATTAAAAATATGGCAGATGTAATTGATGAATTTGACAAGCTGATGGCACAGCGGATAAAAAAAGCCGTTCCCCAGCAAGTGCAGTGGGCGAAGGTTGCATCGGTCAATTGGGATGAAAAAACCTGCGAGGCAACGGATTTAGATACGGATTTACCTTTTTTAGGTGTGTCGCTCGGTATCGGAAGTATGCACGTAAAGCCCAAAGTGGGAAGTCTCATTTTGGTAGGATTGATTGAAAACAGCGAAACCAAGCCGTTTTTACTCCAAGCCGAAGCAATTGAAGAATACGAAATCAAAGTCACGAAAATTGATTTAAAAAATGATGAAATCAATTTTAAAACGCTTTTAAATGAGCTTTTAACGGAGTTGAAAACAGCTATCGTACAAACCCCTTCAGGGCCGGGCAATTTTGCCCCGAATAATGTTGCCAAATTTGATGAAATAAACGGAAAAATTAACCAATTATTCAAATAGTTATGCCACTAAATAAAGAAGAATTAAAGGAAGGAATTATCGCCCTGCAACAAGAAATGAAAACTAAAACCGAACCTGACGAGGAATATTATGCTGAGCAGTTGGCAACGCTCATCGATACCTTCGTTAAAAGCGGTGAGGTAACTATCCCGCAGGGCATACCCGTAACTACGGCAGGTACGGCGGTGTCACAGGCAGGAGCTACCACCGCACCGGCAAAGGGAACGATAAGTTAAAAAAGCATACCAAAATGGAACTATTGAAAGAAATATTATTGCCAATTATCACCACTTTCGTGGGAGCGTTAGTGGGTTGGTTTTTTGGGCGACCCAAAGAAAAAGCAGAGCTACAAACTTCGGAACTTGACAATGTAGATAAGGCGGTCAAGATTTATCGGGAGATGATTGAGGATTTGGGCGAAAAATATGCAAAAGCGATTTCAGATTTGGAAAAAGCCAACCACCGAGTTAAGGAGTTGGAAAACTCTGTTGAAGAACTTTTGGCTGAACTCAAAAAATACAAGCAGTTAAACGGAAAATCAAAATAATGAAAGTCATTGTCTTACATAATCAATCCCTTTTAGATACCTGTCTGCAGCATACAGGCACTATCGAAAGCCTTTTTGATTTGGCGTTAGCGAATGATTTAAGTGTTACCGATGATTTGACCGCAGGGCAAGTCCTTTCCCTACCCCTCTCGGAAGGAGAGGGAACAAAGGATAAGGATATATTAGGTTATTACACTGCCAAAAATATTCAACCCGCCACAGGTTTTACTCAAACTGATTTGCAAGTGTTAGAACGTTTAGAAGGCATCAGCATTTGGGCGATAAATTTAGATTTTAAAGTAAGTTAAAAAATGGAGAATAAAGAATATCAAGATTTTGTGGATAAATTCAAACCTAAGAAGACAACCGACGATTGTTACACGCCTCCATCAATATACGATGTGATTCTTAACTACGTCAAAGAGAGATGCAATATTGAAGGAATGAAGGTTTTGCGACCATTTTACCCCGGTGGAGATTATGAGAACGAAACTTACACGAAGGACTGCGTGGTCATAGATAACCCGCCGTTTTCTATCATCTCGCAAATTATCAGGTTTTACAATCAGCGAAATATTAAGTACTTTTTATTCGCCCCGCATTTAACCTTATTTAGCTCTGACCAAGATTATACGGGCATTGTGGTTGGCAGTGATATAATCTATGAGAATGGGGCAAAAGTCAAAACTTCTTTCGTTTCAAATCTTTTTGGAGATGTTAAAATATTGGGTGATTCCTATCTGTACGAGCGATTAAAACAAACGCAAGGAGAAAATAAAAAATGTTTGCCTCGCTACATATATCCTGACAACTTGATAACGGTTGCCGATGTTACTAAAATAGTAGCCCAAGGCGGGTCTATTACGATAAATAAAAAAGAGGTAGCCCATTGCAGAGCCTTAGAAAGTCAAAAACCATTTAAAAAAACCATCTTCGGAAGTGGCTTTATTATGAGTGATGAAGCTACCGAACGAATGAAAACCGAACGAATAAAGGCTAAAAAAGAAATAATAACTTGGACTTTATCAGACCGAGAAAAAGAACTTGTAAAAACATTAGGCTAATGGCACGAAGCATACAAGACATACAAGAACAAATCTACCAAGCCAAAGCGAGTGAACCCGCTTTGAACGAGCTAAATTCCACGAGCAAAACCGCCATTTGGCGACTGATGATATACATCGTTTCGGTGGCGATTTGGACGTTGGAGAAACTTTTTGACCTTCATAAAAAAGAAGTGGACGAAATGCTCTCCGAGCTAAAACCCCACACCGCTCGTTGGTATCGTAACAAGGCGTTGGCGTTTCAATATGGATTTGATTTACTGCCTGATAGCGACCATTTCGACAATAGGGGCAGTAGCGAAGACGCCATTGCGAGTAGCAAGATTATTACCTACTCCGCAGTGGTTGAGAGCAAGAACGAGGGCAGACTTATTGTGAAAATCGCCACCGAGCAAGGAGGCGAATTACAGCCTATTAGCGACGAGCAAAAAAACGCCTTTGAAACCTATCTATCAGAAATTAAAGACGCAGGCGTACGCCTCTCAGTGGTCAATCACCCACCTGATGTTTTGCGTTTGAAAATGAAAATCGTCTATGACCCGCTGGTATTAGATGCTAATGGTCAAAGCATTTTAGACGCTACCAAACCCGTTGAAGACGCCATAAAAACCTATCTGAAAAACTTACCCTTTGACGGGGAGTTAGTACTGGCACATTTGGTGGACGCTCTCCAACAGGTTAAAGGCGTTAAAGTGCCACATTTGATACTTGCGGAAAGTAAAAATGTAAAAAGTAACGGAGAATACGGAGATTTTGAAGTGATTGAGATTTCACAAATCCCAACGGCGGGTTACTTTGCTATTGAAAATTTTGAACATATCAGCTATGTACAATAAAATATTTAACATAAACATTGACAAGTTAGGCATTTTGTTGTTGCCTTCGTTACTGCGTAGGTATAAGCTCGTGGCTTGGATAAGGGCGTTGTTATCCCCTTTGAAAAGTAAGCTGTACGATTTCCAAAAAAATCGGGAGGCAAACCTAAATAACTTACAGCACAACAGCCAAGTCTGTTATTTACGTAAGATTTTGAACGACAATTTTGATAAGGAGTTAAGACGTATAAAAATCCTTGATGGTAGACAAAAAGGTAGAATATACCTTTATCCAAGAGCCTATAACAAGCCTGTTTATTTAGGAAAAATATACCTCCATCAGCGGGGTAATTACATTGACGGAGGCGTTGATTTCATAGTTCTGTTACCACAGGGATTGGAGTATGACGTACACAGACTTCAAGCAACGATTGACTTTTATAAATTAGCAGGAAAACGCTACACTATAACTTATAACTAAATAGTAATGAATACGTTAAATTTTACACACGACGCAGGATTCCCCTTAGATGTAGCCACATTGAGCTATATGCAAGAGGCGTATCGCATCTTTAATAACTTGGGCTACTTGGCTGGAAACTTTGTGATTATTTCAGGCTGTGAGAAAACGGGGAACTCAGTAAGCAACGGAATTGTCTTTGTCAATGGCGAAGTATTGCCGTTCAAAGGAGGTACGGAAGGGGCGTCCGTTTTTATTAAAGAAGACGCCACCGAAGGCACGTTTGAAGATGGTTTTTTACGAGAAATGGAGCAAACCCGTTACGTTACTTTCGGAATTTCCTCACCCGAAAAAACGTTTGAGTGGGCGAATTTTAAAAAAGTAAAAAACAACGCTCAATTAGACGATGATAAAACCGAAAAAACAACCACCAATGAGCTGTTAAAACGGATTGAAAAGTTGGAAAAACAAAAGTCTGCCATACCGATTGGTATGATTGCCCTATGGGGAAAACCCGCGAGCGAACCTCTTCCTACGGGCTGGAAAGAGTACGTAAACTTGCGAGGACGTATGCCCGTAGGATACGACCCTGATTACAATAAAACCGCCAATGAACCTGAGGATTACAAGTTAAACCGAATGTTAGAAAAAGGAGGGGAGCGGTCGCATCAATTGACGATAGCAGAGATGCCAAGTCATAATCACGGAACATCTAATCACACATCAGGGGATGATTCAGATAGCAACGGAAACGGCTCTGCATTTACAATGGCAGACCGTGAGATAACGTATAACCGAAGTGATTTGATGACAATCAAGAGTACGGGAGGCGACAAACATCATAACAATATGCCTCCTTATAGAGTAATTCAATTTATTGAGTACGTAGGGTTTGATTAGTAGTTAGTGATTAGATTTTTTTAATCTTTTAATCCTTTAATTTTTTAATCTCTAAAAACAATGGCAACAGCAAGAGAAATAATTAAGCAATGGTTTGAAAATTTCAAAAAACCTACGCAGGAGCATTTTTGGGCGTGGATAGATTCGTTTTGGCATAAGAATGAGAAAATTCCGATGTCGTCCGTGCAGAATTTGGAACAGTCTTTACAAAATGTGGTAACCTCTGATCAGTTCAACAACCACATCAATGACGGGAATGCACACCAAGCGTTGTTTGACAGCAAGTTAGATAAGGGTACTTATACAGGAAATGCCAAAGACTTGGAAAGTGCTATCAATCACAAGGTGGATAAAGTTGACGGCAAAGGTTTGAGTACCAATGATTTTACTAATTCTGACAAGCAAAAGCTGGACGATACCGCCGATAAAGTGATAGTTAGTGGTGCGGTTACGGGCGAAGTAAATAAAATACTAACGCTAACGTATTCCGATGGAACTGCCCTACATATTTCATTCCAAGATTTGGGCATTGACAACATAGCCGACATAATGCTGAACTCGTTGAATTTTAACTTTGAAACGGGGGTTTTGACAGGTTTACGTTCTGACGGGCAACAGCTAACAGTGAATTTGGACGGCAGATACTCACTACTTGATCACCACCACGATGATTTGTATGCTAAAAAAACACACACGCACTCGGAATTTGCCCTGCGTACGCATCAACACAATTGGGATGATATTCAGAATAAACCCGACTTGTCGCAATTGGGGGCGAAGTCTGTGATTAAAGTTACTGTGGATACTGCAAGAACCATAAGTGTTAAAGTAGGAACAACTACAGCGGGGAACTACGTCCCAAAAGAGGGAGATGAGCTATCAGTAGAATTTAAAAAAGGTCAAACAGCTAATAATGTAACATTAAATATTGATAATAGTGGCGAAAAAAAAATAGTTATTGGAGGTGCTATTGCTAATTCAAGAACATTGTTAGTTACTGACCATAAATTAGAGTATAAGAAAATGGTCCGTTTGTGGTATGATGGTGAAAATTATCAACTAACTGGCTCAACGTATAATTCTACTTATGAAATAATACATACCGCACGTTTAGAAGATGTACAAAATCAACAACCACATTTAGTAAGTGGAAAAATATTAGCATGGGTCAGAAACTGGGCGAACATCATCGGCAAACCCGATATTGAGACTGTTCTGTTAAAGATTACAAACAATACCAATACCGAAGATTTGATTAACAATGTGCCTCAGAAAGGCAAAACCATTGTCACGCAAGGAACGGCTAATATTGTGGTGACAGTAAACAGTGCCGATGGTTTTGTAGCGAGTTACCAAAAGGCTGGGACAGGAAATATCACGTTCCAAGCAGGAAATGGTAAAACGTTAGTTCAAGTGGATGGCACCAACGTTATCAATGGAGTAAAAGGAAGCACGGCAACGGTCACTGTTGTAGGGAATGAAGTGCTGTTAAGAGTGAGCAATGTGTAATTATTAATTATTAATTGTTAATTGAAAATGAATGCAACGCAATTTTGGCAGTGGGGAGGCAAACAGCAACGATACGCAGATAACGAGACTGTTATTGAGATAACCACTACATCGTCTAATGAAACTTTTGAATGGGGAATTGTTACAGGAACAGTTCAGTACTATGACTGGGGAAATGGAATAAAAAATAACAACAAATCACATACGTTTGCGAACGCGGGAGTATATACGATTAAGATTGTTGGAGACATTGACTATTTTAGAATAAAAAAAAGCTCTAATTATGAATTAAATCCTTTGGTTACTAAGATTTTACAAGTGGCGGGCTCTATAAATAATTTTTATGAAAGTTTTTATGGTTGCATAAATATAACATCAATTCCACAAGGACTATTTGATAAAAATGTAAATGTAGGCTCCTTTGTTAGTTGCTTTTGGGGATGTGCGGGTTTAACATCAATTCCACAAGGACTATTTGACAAAAATATTAATGTTACAAGGTTTGATGGCTGTTTTTTTCTTTGTACTAACCTAACTTCAATACCACAAGGTTTATTTGACAAAAACGTGAATGTGATATATTTTACATCATCTTTTGCTGAATGTAAAAATCTAACAACAGTGCCAATTGATTTATTTGACAAAAATATAAAAACATGGCAATTTATAGATTGTTTTCACTCATGTATTTCTTTGAAAAACAGACCCAAACCTCATGGCTTAGAGATGTGGCAAATAGCGGGTACAAACGGTAGGCCAGCGGTTATTCACATAGGGCGTATGTTTACCAACTGCCATGCCATGCCCGACTATAATTCACTACCAGCCAGTGTTAATAATCAATAAATCAAAAATATGCAATTAACAAAAAACTTTACAAAACAGGAATTTGAATGCCGAGACGGTTCGGCTATGCCTCCGCAGGCATTGGAAAACGTAAAACAATTGGCTCAACAGCTACAAGTTTTGCGGGATTATTTAGGCAAAAAGATAACCATTAACAGCGGTTATCGGAGTAAAAAGTACAACGCTACTTTAAAAGGAGCATCGCCCAAATCACAGCATTTGTTGGGCAAAGCCGCCGATATTGTTATTGAGGGGATGACTCCTAAGCAAGTCGCCGAGACCATTGAAAGCCTTATCAAGGCAGGCAAAATGAAACAAGGTGGCATCGGAATTTACAAAACTTTTACGCACTATGATATTCGTGGGGCGAAAGCAAGGTGGGATTTTTCTAATAAATAATTTAAAAATGATTGATAATGAAGTTACTATTAAATTTGTTGTTTCTCCTTTTGTTCGTTACAGGTTGCAAAATCAAGCACGTCCAAATAGAGCGGAAAGAAGAAAAGCACAAAGAAATCAAAAAAAGCCAAAAAGACAGCGTTTTTGAGCAAGTTGCCGAGAGTAGAAATCAGTTTTTTTTGCGAGAAAATGAGATAATCTCGCAATTTGAACTTGAAACAGAAAAAGACAACACAGGACAAAGTAAAGTACTTGAATTTGAGCGTATCCGAAGCCCCGCAGGTGAGAAAATCATCGTGCGAGGTGGTAAGGTTAAGATAAAGACTTCCGCCAATACTTCGGAAAAAATCACGAAAAAAGACACATTACAAGTAAATAATACAAGTGTCCGCACGAGTGAAAATACGCAAAAAATTACTGAAAACAAGTCGTTTAAAAAACAAAAAGAAGTGAAAACGCAAGGGTTTACATTCGGAGGTTATCTATCTTTAATCCTTTGGATTTTGGTACTTGGAATTTTGGTATTCCTTGCTTGGCGGTTGAAGTTATTTCGGAAAATTACAGCCATAATAACGAAATTTAAACGGCTTTTAAAAAACATTTAAAAGGTTGGGAAACGAGCCTTAAATCGCCCTTGTCCCGTTAAGCATTTGCCTTATCGCTGCAAGTAAAAAAAACATAGGAGGAAAAAAAATGTCCTCCGCTTTAAAAAAGTTACCACACATTTTTAAACATAAGCACACCGGCTACGGAGGACAAATATGTCTTCTGTACCGGTGTGTTTTTTATGTTTATTGATGTGTGGTGATGCAAAAATACTAAAAAATATGAAATACTACTACAACTGGAAATTATCAAAAACAAAATTCGCTAAAAACAAGGGAAAGGTATTTAGTTGCTTTGCCTGTGGCGGGGGCTCAACACAACCGAAAGCTGGGTGACCGAACTTATGCAGATGTACTGAAACGTATCGAAAACCGAGACAGCAACTTCAATGCTCAATTTATTTATGAGGATAAAACATCGCCTACATTGGCGGCTTCGAGTGGGTCAAAAATGGTTTTGTTTGATGAACCAAGAAAAATGAATCATAGAGAGTTGATTAGTTGTCAGTCGTTTCCGCAGGATTATGATTTTGGAACTTCAGCATATTCATTCGTGCAATACGTACTGGGAATGAGCGTTCCGCCCGTGATGATGGCGAATTTGGTCGATGAGATTTATAGACAATGGAGAAAAATATTTGAAAATGAATGAAATAAAGAGAATAGTTGTACAAAGTAGCAGAATGGGAAATTTGGTTATCAAACGAATTTCCAAAGAAAAAGCAAAAAGTTTAATCATTAAAAATCATTATAGTAAGAAGTTAGGAGCAAATCACGGATTGTTCAATTATGGCATTTTCCAAGAAAATAAAGAATCTGAAAATGATTGTTTAGGCGTGGCAGTGTACGGCTATATGATGCATCCGAAGGCTCGGCATTTTACGCACCCTAATCCGCAAGCGATGATGTTGGAACTCAACAGAATGTGGATAAGTGATGAGCTGGGTAAGAACGCCGAAACGATACTTATTAGTCGCTCGTTGAGACTGTTACGTGAGGATTGTCCGAACTGTGTAGCCGTACAAAGTTTTGCCGATGGTCGGTTAGGTTGCGGAACGATTTACAAGGCGGCGAACTTCAAGTATTACGGGCATCACAAAACAACTTTCTTGAAAAACAAACGCACGGGTGAAATTAACCACGAAATGAACTTTACCCGAATGGACAGTAAAGGAATGTATTTGCGTAATAATTTAGCGTTTTTGCTGGGCGATGTAGCTGTTTTTCAGGTGGACACCTATCGGTATATTTTTCCGCTGTGCAAATGTTTTAGGTATAATAAGCCCGCACAGCCTTACCCTGCATATAACAGAGGCACAACGCCTTTTGAGTGGCAACGCAACCGCAAGCTAATCAAGGAGCGGTTAATAAAATTTATCAGCGAATTGGAATAA